AAGAACTGAAACACATCCTAGAGCAACATGAGCTATGGTTAGATACAAGAGGTGAGGAAGGTCAGAAAGCTAACTTGAGTGGTGCTTACTTGAGGGATGCTGACTTGAGTGGTGCTTACTTGCGTAATGCTAAATTGCGTAATGCTAAATTGAGTGGTGCTAACTTGAGTGGTGCTTACTTGAGTGGTGCTAACTTGAGTGGTGCTGACTTGAGGGATGCTGACTTGTTTGGTGCTAACTTGAGGGATGCTGACTTGGAAGATGCTGACTTGAGTAAGGCTAACTTGAGGGATGCTAACTTGCGTAATGCTGACTTGAGTGGTGCTTACTTGAGGGATGCTAAATTTTAAATAGGAGAAACAGAATGAAGGAATTAAAAGGATATATCGAAGAACTGGAAGAAAAGCTATCTGCAATCGATGATCTCATAGTGCGCCGCATCAAACACCACCAAGAAATGAAAGATAGTGCAGGGTCAGGGGCGGCAAGGAAAAGAGAGCATTACAAACTCCATGTGCTGTCAGAAACTTTGGGAGAAATCCGCAAGGTTACGAAAAATTGAGGAAGAAATAAAATGCAAAATACTAAATACCCAAATGCGAGCTGGGATCAATACTCAAGTAAAATTATAAGCGCATTATCATTGAAAAAGACTGCCGTTGGCGAATATCATGGAGCTTGTCCAGTGTGCCAAGGTAATGATCGTTTCTGGATAAAGGAAGACGCCAATAACGATGTAATGGTTAGTTGCCGACAATGTGGCAATTACGCTGGCATAAAAGACGCGCTTAGAAACCAGAGGTTGTGGCCTGATGAAAATGAGAAGCCAATGACAAGGGAATACACAATAAGCTGGCCTGAGCCAGAGCCAGAGGCAACGCATCCATATCTGATTAAGAAAAAGATCGGCCTTGGTAACGCTAAGATAGATGGCAATTTGCTGGTCATTCCAGTGATAAACGCTCAGGGCAAACGTGTGGGCGTCCAGAATATTGATCCAGCAGGATCAAAGAAATTTTCTACTGGTATGCCAGTTGTCGGAAATTTTAGCGTTATTGGCGGCAAGCTAAACGATTTAATTTACGTATGTGAAGGCTGGGCGACTGCAATGTCAGTGCATCTGGCTACAGGCAGGCCAACAGTATTCGCATTATCGGCTGGTAATTTAACTGCTGTGATAGGTGAGCTTTTCGAGGCACGTCCAAATTTACGCATTGTGGTAGCTGGTGATAATGACGAGGCTGGCATGAAGGCCATTGAGAAGTGCGTTAATGATCATAATGTGCAATCTGTTGTGCCTGATGTCGAGGGCTGGGATTTCTCTGATATGTGGATTAATCGTGGAAAAGAAGCCACAGCTAAAGCACTGGAGATTAAGAGTTTGCTCGATCAGGTGTTTTTCCCTAATGATGCAGTCGCACAGCTCGACAGGAGCTACTTAGTGAAGGGCTGGTTTGGTCAGGGGCAATTGTCGATGGTGTATGGCGCGTCTAATGTTGGTAAATCATTTTTCGTGCAGGACATTGCGTGGCATGTATCTGCGAGCCAAGATTGGCATGGAAATAAAGTTAAGGGCGGCGTGGTGCTATTCTTGGCCTTAGAAGGCGGCACAACCACGCATAATCGTATTGTGGCGCTCAAACAGCAGTACCCAGAGCATAAGGACGTGAAACTGGCTGTGAGGCCGTTGCCACTCAATTTGCTGGATGGTGAGGTTGACGTGAATAAGATCGTTGATCTATGCGAAGAAATTAAAAGGATACACGGCGACATTGCAATGATTGTAGTGGATACGTTATCTCGATCAATGCCTGCTGGCGATGAAAATTCTCCTGCGAGTGCAACTGCTGTGATATCTGCTGTAGATAAGATCAGGGCTACAACGAGCGCACATCTTATGCTGGTGCATCACTCTGGCAAAAATCTGGAAGCAAAGGCGCGTGGTCACAGCTCATTACGTGCGGCTGTGGAAACTGAGATAGAGCTGAGTTACGACGAGGCGACAGGTTTGCGAACTGCATTGGCTACCAAACAGAGAGATCTGGAAGGCGGCAGGAAGTTTCACTTCAAGCTGAAGGTAATCGAGCTGGGTAATGATATGGATGGCGATCCTGTTACAACTTGTGTGATTATCCCAGCCAGCAGTGACGATGTTGAGAAGGCTAATAAGAAAGCGATTAAGGGTAAAAATCAGATCTTATTTAAGACGTGCTTCCAACAACTGCGAGGTGAGGGCGTGGGTATGTCTAATCCTGCTGGCGTTGGCTGGCCTGAGCCTAGCACGTTCTGGGTGATTAAAGAGGAAGACATCAAGAAGCATTTTGTAGGTAAAATATCTGGCGTGGCTAATCCTTACCAAATATACAAGCAGGCAATAAATGGCCTTCAATCCGCTGGTCATATTGTCCAAAATGAGGGCTATATATGGTTTTGCGATGATTTCGGGAAAGTGAGCTAAAATGGCTACTAATAATGTACTAATAATAGCTATTATTAACAACAATATCAAACACTTAGCAGAACAACTAATAAAAACAATTATTAGCTCGTAACCCAACTAATAATAATAATATATACCTTAAGGTATATTATATTATTATATTATTAGTCAGGAATATTATGAGAAGGCAAAATCGGAGTTAAATATTATGGAGCATAAGATGAAGAAAGAGATTAACATTAGAACGGCTGGTGGCAAGCGAGGGACGAGCGAGGGCGATGGGGATCAAGCATTGGATCAACAGAGTATGGTGAGGTCGGACATATTGGCGAAGGCAAACATTCTCATAACAGGGGATCGTGCGAGGCAGTACGGAAGTGCAGAGGAAAACTTCAATTGCATTGCGACTATGTGGACGGCGTATCTCGGCAGGCATGTGTCGGCGTATGACGTGGGAAATATGATGGCGCTATTAAAGATTGCGAGGATGCGTAACGGCGTGCATCAGGATAGCTCAGTTGATGGGTGCGGTTACCTTGCACTTGCTTACGAGTTGTCAAATGAGGTCACATAGACTTGAACTAAAGCCTCTCTTGAGGCATACTATAGTCAGTGGGTTCTCCTCCCTCTAAACGTGTTGTTTTTGCATTTACAACATGTTTCCCACTGAACTAGACCGCGTAGCTTCTCCTCCTCTTCCGAGCTACGCGGTCACATTACAAGGTTAGATGACGTGTCAGAGTTTAACATTAAATTAACACTAGATCTTCACTGCAAGAATACTGACGAGAACGATCATGAGCTGGACATATTGTGTGACTTCATAACGGATAGATTGCATATTGTCGGGGCTGACGTTGTTATCCAATCGCTGGCAGAGGCACTCATTGAATTACACGATCAGAATGCAGAGGATAAGGCGAGGCAGTTGCATTGATGTTGGTAGCATTGCTCTATAAAAAAGACATTGAAGCGTCGTCGCAGGCGCGTGAGCGCGTAACAAATAGCAATTCTTATGTCAATACTTTCGGGAATATAGAAAGTTAACATAATATACATTATCGGATATTAGAGGCATAATTAGCAGTATATCTAATGATATCAATAGGTTAGGCGGTTTTATAGCAATATACAGGTGATTTGAGCTATGCGTTGTTAATTTTATGTGAAACTAGATAATATAACCCCCCCCCATGTGACAGCTAGAGGGGGGGGCGTTTGCTATATTTTCACGCACACGAAGACCCCCCATACCCCCTTGCAATATAACGCTTACCTATTGTAAAATTTAAAAAAAATTGGAGAATATTAATGGCTGGCAAGGCATTACGAAGGAAGATCCTAGCAGATGTTGAAAAGAAAGGCGGCGTAGATTACCTGTTTGAGCAAATCGCATCAGGTAATACTTTGACGAAAATGGCTGTAGAATATGGATGTTCCAGACAATACCTCGGCTCGTCACTGAATAAAGTGCCAGAATATGAGAAGGCCATGAACGAAGCCAGACGCCACGCCGCAGATGCCCTCGTCGAGCAGGGCTTAACAATGGTAGATGATTTGGATGGTGGCTCGACAAGCAGTGAAATAGCCGCCACGAGAGAGAAGGTGCAGTGGCGTAAATTTATGGCAAGCTCGTATAACCAAGATAGATACGGCACTAGGCCACAGACAAACGTAAATATCTCAGTTGGCGACATGCACTTAGACGCCCTACGCAAAGTTAATTCTGACTTGGCGGCTATCCATAAAGAAGATCAGGAGCGTGAAGCAAAGACGATTGACGCAGATTATGAGGATGTAACCAATGAGTGATAATCCATTAACAGAGTTTGTCCTGCGCTATCGAGATAATCCAGTGCTATTCGTGAAAGAAGTGCTGGGGGCTACGCCATACGATTATCAGGAAGAGTTTCTCAATGCCATATCTGATGGTGAACGTAAAATGTCTGTCAGGTCTGGGCATGGTACAGGTAAGTCAACGTCGGCGTCTTGGGCAATGCTTTGGTTTCTCCTGCTACGTTTCCCAAATAAAGTCGTCGTCACAGCGCCCACATCAAGCCAATTGTTTGACGCATTGTTTGCCGAGCTAAAGCGATGGATAAACGAGTTGCCACCCCACCTACAGCAATTGTTAACTGTTAAGTCAGATCGTGTGGAATTAACGTCAGCCGCATCCGAGGCATTTATATCTGCCAGAACGTCACGCGCAGAAACGCCAGAGGCATTAGCTGGTGTGCATTCCGAGAATGTTTTATTGGTAGTTGATGAGGCATCTGGTGTACCTGAGAAAGTTTTCGAAGCGGCGGCTGGGTCAATGTCTGGTCACAGCGCAACCACGTTATTATTGTCAAACCCGACGAGATCCTCTGGCACATTTTACGAAAGCCAAACCAGAATGTCCAAGAGCTGGTGGACGAGGCGCTGGTCGTGCGTCGATAGCCCACTTGTGTCTAATGAGTTTGTCGAGGAAATGCGTGAGCGATACGGCGAGGAAAGCAACGCATTTCGCATACGTGTTCTCGGCGAATTTCCTATGGCGGATGATGACACGATTATACCATTTCATTTAGCCCACAGCGCAACGCAACGAGATATTGAGATAACGCCTGACATAAAGCCAATATGGGGCTTGGATGTTGCGAGGTTTGGTACTGATAAGACTGCATTATGCAAGAGGTATGGCAATGTCGTCACAGATATTGACGCGTGGCAGGGATTAGATCTCATGCAAACTGTGGGTCGAGTTATGGCAGAATACGAGGCATTACCAAGTAGCCAGCGCCCGACAGAAATACTTGTGGATAGCATTGGAGTTGGCGGCGGTGTAGTTGATAGATTACGTGAGCTGGGCGTGCCAGTGCGTGGCATTAATGTTGGTGAAGCGCCAGCTATGGGCAAGACTTACATGAATTTACGAAGTGAGCTGTGGTTTAAGACAAAGGGCTGGCTCGAAGATAGATCCTGCAAAATTCCAAGAGATGACCAGCTCGTCGCAGAATTAACTGGCATACGATATGCGTTTACATCGTCAGGCAAGATGAAGGCCGAGAGTAAGGACGCAATGCGAAAACGTGGCCTAAAGTCGCCAGATCTCGCAGATGCACTATGCCTGACAATGGCGTCAGATGCAGTCACGGCACTGTCTGGTAATAATAATAACTGGAATAAATCTATTAGGCGCAATTTAAAGGGAATTGCATGAAAAAAAAATTTTTAAATTTGTCACCTAAGATGAAAAATTTATTAATGGCTAAATGGATAAGGGAATATGTGCAACGCGGATTATCC